GACCTCGCCGATCGGATATTCAACGGCGGTAATGGTCGAGAACCCATCGACGTAGCTCGCCGGCAGGTCCAGGTCGCGGCTGTCGGCGCCGGCAAGATCCGCGACCAGCTCCTTGGGCCGGTGCCCGGAGTACTTCTCCAGCGCGGCGTCGATCGCCGGCAGATAGTCGTCCAGGTCGGTCAACCGGCCGCTGTCGTCTTTGGTTTTGCTTTTCACCAGGTCAAGCAGGGGCATAAATCCTCCGGGGTTGAACGCTCAACTCAAAAGAGGCCGGCCACAACCGGCCTCTTTGTCGTTCAAAATTCAACCTGCGGTCACAATCGCTTGAGCACAAGGAGCACCGACACTCCGGTGACGCTCGGCGTGGTGCCTGAAACATCCAGGACGACCGTCAGCACCGATTCGTCCGCAAGGGTCGTGTCGGCCAGCGTGCCGTCGTAAACCGTGTCTGCCGCAACCATGTCGATCGGATCGGAGAGGATCGTCGTACCGCCCTCCAGGACGTCGATCGTGTAGGCCTCGTCGGTGCTGGCGTAGTCGGCGGTTTCGGTGGAGCAGCTCACGCCGACCACGGTCGCCGGGAACGGCATTTTGAGGCGCGCGATCACCGGCGCCGAGACGGTGGTCACCGTGGCGTCGAAGGTGAGCGGCAGCACCATGTAGCCGGAGCTGCCCGGGCCGGGATTGGTGGTGGCAGCCGGCGCGTAAGTGCAAGTCATCAACACCAGCGCCAAGGTGAGAATCAGAGAGAAACCTTTCAAATGTCGCATCGTATCCTCCGTTAAATGTCGTTGATTTGACCGGACCTCAAAACGTTTTTGAAATCCCGGGGGCCGCGACCCGGCCCCCGGGGTCAGGGTTCAGTCGGTCTAGCCGGCCACAACGCCTTTGTAGGCGCCGCGGAAGTCAACCGGCTCGCATTCATACTCGTGGCGAATCTTGTACTGCACCTTGTCGGCGACGAACATCTGACCGACGGCGGCCTGGTCGGCGACGAACATCTCCGGCTCCTGCTGGCCGTTGAGGAACGCCAGCTCGAGGATCTCGCACTCGTTCGGGTCGGCGAACATCAGCCAGTCGGTGGCGTCGACCATGAACGGGCACTCGATCAAACCCTCGGGCTTGAAGAAGCCGTACATGTTGTTGCCGTTGTCGATAGTGACCGCCTGCGGCTGGAACGTATTGACGTTCTTGACGATGCCGTACAGCTCCGAGGGATAGGCCACCGTCACCGGCCGCAGCATCAGCCGCTCGCCCGACTCCGGTTCGGTCTGCTGAGCCATGGCGGTTTTTGCCGCCAGCGCCGAGGCGATGCCGTAGGCGGTGGTGCCGAGGTTGTTGTGGTCGGCGTGGAAGATCGCCTTGTTGTCCCCCTTGTAGGTGGCATTGTTGATGAACGGCGCCCAGCAGCGCTTGGCCAGGGTGCGGCGCGCGGCGCGCGGCAGGCGGCTGATGATCTTCTGCACGACGCGCATGTCGTCGTTGATGATCATCTTGCGGGTGATGGTGATGATGCCGCCCTTCTGATTGAGGGCGTAGCTGATCTCTTCGTCGCCGAGCTCGCCGAGATCCGGATAGTCGACGTTCTCCGGATCGACGTCGGGCAGGTCCCCGTAGTAGCCGATACGGACGCTCTCCATGGTGCGGAAGTCGACGGCATTGCGGATGTTGTTGCCGACCAGGCGCGAAACGCCGAAGTCGGACTGCTCGCGGTAGTCCTGGACCATCCGCCGGTAGAGGGTGTTGCCGAGCACGTAGCTGAAGGTGGTCGACCCGTAGGCCGCCTGCAGCCGCTGGGTTTGCTCGGGCGAGAGATAGCCGCGCACCTCGGTGTCGCCGGTCATCTCGACATAGGCGCCCCGCAGCGACTTCATCGGCGCCACGTCGCCGAACTGGTCGTCGACATGGACGCCGAACAGCTTGTCGACGGCTGCCTGCAGCTTTTCGGAGCTGCCGCGCACGATGCGGATGTCGCCGGCGTGGCGCACGCCGCCGCCACCGGTGATATCGTCAATGAACTCCTTGGTCTCCTTGATCGCCGCCTGCAGATCCTCGAGCTTGAATTCCTGGCCGCCGAAGCGCTTGCGCAGCTGATCCTGGGCTTTGTCAGGCAGCTTGCTGGCGGACAGCTCGCGATCGAGGGTCATGCCAGCGGCCATGATCCGCATCTCCTTGAGCTCCTTGCCGGCGTTTCCGTCGGTCGACAGCAGCGACTTCATGCCGTCAAGCACCGCCGCGACCAGCTTCTCGTTGTCGGCGTCGCCGCCTGATTCCTGCACGGTGGCGGCCGCGACCAGGCTCATCGCCTCGTCCTCGGTCATCGTCCCCGCGTCCATCCCTTCGGTGATCTGCGTGTACAGATCGGCCCGCTTCGCTTTGAGCGCGGCCAACAGTTTCTGGAACATCTCTGCGTCTCCTTCCTGGCCGACAGCCGCGGCCATGCGAATAAACTTTCCGTTATTGGTCGGGTCGTAGACCACGTCGACTTCGACGCGGCTGATCTCGACCGGTTCCTTGACTCGTTTGCCGGCCACCACGCGGTTGACCGTCTTGCCCATGGCGTCGAAACTCAGACCCAGCAGGTCGGGCTTGCCGCGCTCGAACGAATCGACCAGGGCGTCGCGCAACCACTGGGTGTTGGCGCTCTTCAGGATGTAAAAGTCGGCCTCGATGCCGGTACCGGTGTCGCTGACGTTCTGCAGCCAGCCGACGATCTCCTTGGTGGATTTCCCGAAGGGCCGGCTCGACGCCTGGTGCTGGCTCTCGTTGAGGGCGAACACCCGGCAGCCTTCGATCAGCGGGATCGCCGCCACCAGCGGGTCGCGAGTCCAGTTGAGACGGCCGTCCTTGCCGAGGCCATACTCGTTGACCTGAACGCGCCAGACGTAGCCGTAGTCCTGGTCATCCTTCTCGCCAACTGCGGCCATGATTCTTGATGCGGCCTGCATCGGTAAATACTCAACCTTGCGCTGCACCGCCTCGGGGTTGCCGAGCGCCACCTTGCCTTCCTCGATGGCGTAGGTGCGCTTGTAGTAGAGCGGCCCCTTGTTGCCCTGCGGCCCTTCGATCTCGTAGACCACCGCGTCCTCGTAGAGGTCGGTCACGTAGAGCCAGCTCCCCTGCTTGAGCTTATGGGCTTTTTCGAGCGCCTGGTGCACCAGGTCGCGGATCTGATTAAAGCTCAGTGCCATCTCTTGCCTCCCTGGAATGCCGGCGTCAGGCTGCCGGGGTGTCGGACCCCTGGTCTTTTGCCAGGTCGGCCTCGAGCTGCTTACGCTGAGCGGTCGTCACTTCGACAATGTGCTTGTGCCCGTCGGCGGTGACGATAGCCAGTCCGGCTTTGGTCACTTTTGCATCGAGCACGTCGCCTGGTTTCAGATCGCGCTCGAACGGGATGTGGCGGATTTTTTCGCCGGATTCGGTTTTTTCTTTCTTCGGGGTGCTGCCAGTGAATTTCAGTCCCTTGAGATACTCACCCTTGATGGTCTGTGCCATGTCGCTCTCCTTTTGCGTTTTGCGGGTCGCGCCCGCCCCAAGATATGCCCGTAAAGGCGTTTATAAACGTTTACAAGGCCCCTAACTCCGGTTGCCGCTGCCATCGGGCGGGCTTTTTCGGTTGCGTTGACCCAGGGCGAATTTTCCGACCAGCGGCTCCTCGTCGCCGGTGCGCGGTCCGCGCCGGGCGATCTCCCGTCCGCGCTCGTTGAAAATCGGCAGCGCCTCGTCGCCCCAGTTGGGGTGATATGGCACCACCTCGCAGCCGCAGCGGATCACCTCGCTGGCCGGGGCCTTGGGGTCCCTGGGGAAGCGGATAATCAGACTGCCGACCAGGAACGGCTCGTCGATCTTGCGGATCTGGCCGTGCAGCGCCAGGTGGCTCATGCGCGGCTGCCTGGGGTGCCCGGCATGCCACCACTGCTTGCCCAGCTCCGGCACGCTCTGCGCCGCCGCTTCCAGCCCGAGCTGGGTCGCCTGGCTGTAGGCCCGGCCCATCTCGACCTGGGTGATCACCCGGGCCCGCTCCTCGATGCTCTTGAAGACTCCGGGCGACTCGAGGCTGCCGGCGATCGCGGTCATCACCTGGTGCGGGGTTTTCTGGCCGAGGATCCCCAGGCTCAGTTCGCCGCGGACCTTGTTGAAGGTGTCGCCGGCCAGGCCGGAGATCTTGTGCATGCCGAAGTCCTGCAGCGTCTGCAGCACCGATTCGGGGATGTGGCCGAATGCCAGAAACAGGCCGCCCACCCGGCCGGTCGAGAGCACCATCTCTTCGCCGCCGGTCCAGGCGTCGCCGATCTGCCGGGAGATTTCCCAGGTCGCGGCCGTCTCGAAGGTCCGCAGGTGGCGCTCGATGCTGGCCAGGTTCTGGCGCAGGTGGTAGGCGGCGTAGCTCTCGCCGGTCACCGACTGCAGCTCGTCGAGGATCTGCCGGCGCACATCGCCGAGCAGCCCGGCGAGCGCGGTCTGGCCGTCAAGGATCTTTTGATCCTTCTGCTTGAGCAGCCGCAGAATCTCGTCGGTGACTCTGGCCATCTAGGCGGCATCCTCCCCGTCGGCCGGTTTTTCCGGCGGGGTTTGCTTGTCTTTGTAGTCCTGGTACTCAGGCGCGGCATCCTGCTCGTCCGGGTCGTATTCGTAGCCGACGAAGGCAAGGAAATAGGCAAACGCCTTGGCGGCCTCGCCCTTGCCGATCCAGCCCTGGGTTTCGGCGACCGTCAGCGCTGTGGCGGTCTGCTGCAGCATGGTGCTGAGCTTGGCGACGTCCTTGTCGGAGATCTCTGGGGTCTGCACCTCGTAGCTGTACAGCTCATCCTCCGGCACGCCGCGCAGATAACCGGCCTCGACCGCCCGACCGATGACGATGTCGAACATCAGATCGAGCATGTTCTTGGTCTTCGTCTGGCGGGCCTCGATCATCTTGCGGGCCGGGGCGTCCATCTCGGCCGCCGTGGCGCGGTTGACGTCGCCGCCGCCGCCGTACCAGTGCTCGGGGATCCCCAGGCTGCCGAGGATATGGTTGCGGTGCAGCCGGGCCGCCTTGTCGGCGTCGGACGCCTTCATCTCCGGGGCGACCGCCTCGGCCGTGACCTTTTCGTTGTGAATGAACGCCTCGCCGGTCCTCGGCGGCTGGTAGCTGCTCCGCTTCTCCTCGAGTTCTTTCTCAGTCGCGTCTTTGACGGTGATGTCGTAGAAAAAGCTGTTGAACTGGGCATACTTCTCGGCGCTGTCGAACAGAAACTGCTCGTAGGCCTCGAGATGGTCGGCCTGGGTGAACAGGTCGGACGTCCCGCGCATCTCGTTGGTCAGGGCGTTGACCGTGAAGAAGAAGCACTCGCCATCGGTGAAACTCTCGCGCAGCTGGCGGCCTTCAGGAGAGAGAAAGTCCTCGTTTTCGCTGTCGAGCACAATCTGCAGCCGGCGCGGAGTCGCGGTGCCGTCATGGCTGCCGACCGTCAGGCCGAGCTTGATCTTGACGTTGTGCGGGTCCGGCAGGACCTCCTGGATATAGGCCGGGTCGACGTAGCCGAGTCGGATCCGGCCGGTCTGCTCGGCGACGAACATCGGCCAGCACTGCTCGCCGTAGATTCCCAGTTCGCGCACGAAGTTGTCCCAGTGGATATCCATGCGGTTGACAGGGTCCTCCCAGAAGTTTTTCAAAACCTCGGCGACCTCGTCGTTCTTAGCGGTCACCGGAAACCCCTTGGCGGTCACAAAGGCGGTGGTCACCTCGATGATCCACTTGGCCAGCGGGTTGGTCTTCCAGAGCCAGTAGGCGACCTCGAGGGCGCGGGCCTGGTCCATCATCGGCAGTTCGCGGGTCGGCGCGCCGGTCAGCTTGCGCCAGCCGATCATGCTGATCTGATCGCTCACCGCCGCCGGCAGCCGCTCCTGGACGATGCGATCGACGGCGCTCTCGAAGCTCTTATTGCTGAAAAATAATTTCATCTATCTCCTCCGGCCGCTGAACATGCGGCCCATCAACCCCTGGGGTCGTTCGGCGTGGTAGTGGGCTTTTTTCTGCTCCTCGTCCCTGGGCGGCGCGACGGCGGCGCCGTAAAGCCCCGCCTCGCACAACCCCAGCAGCATCTCCAGCCCGTCCGGGCCGTCATCATGGCCGCCGCGGTTGCCGGGGCGGTAGTAGACCAGCTGGCGCACCAGCTCGCGATGCTCGCGCTTGAGGCGGATCCAGCCGTTCTTGAGCCACGGCTGCAGGCGGATGATGCGCAGATCCTTGTCGGTGGTCGGCTTGTGGTCGTCGATGTTGATCGTCAGCCCCTGGTCGTGCGCCAGCTTCTCGAACTGGCGGGCGAAGAACTCCTGAAACTGCACCGTCTCCATCCGCAGCTTGTCGAACGGATCCCGCTC